AATATGTAATTAAAAATGTTAACTTCAATTTTACAGATTTAGTTGCAACTACTCCTTATATCACAAACGGCAATAGTACAACGCCTGGTGCAAATTATTCTACACTAGGTGCTAGAGGCATGGTTGGGACACCTAATGCGAGTCAAACCGGTAGTAGATTTCATACAGAAAATGGAGAAGTTACTGTAGGTGCAGAACATATTATCCATTTAAGTTTATCAGAAGGATTAGACAACAACTATCCGTTTGGTAACAGTCTATTAGAAACAATCTTTAAAGTATACAAGCAAAAAGAATTACTTGAAGATGCTATTATTATCTATCGTGTACAACGTGCTCCTGAAAGACGAGTATTCTACGTTGATGTAGGCAACATGCCAAGTCACCTTGCTATGCAGTTTGTTGAGCGAGTAAAAACTGAAATACATCAAAGACGTATTCCAAGTACAACAGGCGGCGGAACTAATGTTATAGACAGTAGCTATAACCCACTAAGCATTAACGAAGATTACTTCTTCCCACAAACAGCAGAAGGTAGAGGATCAAAAGTTGAAACACTGCCAGGCGGTACAAACCTTGGTGAGATTGACGACTTACGTTATTTCACCAACAAACTCGTCCGCGGTTTACGTATACCTTCTAGCTATTTGCCAACTGGCGCTGATGATTCAGCAGCACAATATAATGACGGTCGTGTTGGAACAGCATACATTCAAGAACTACGCTTCAATACATATTGCGAACGTTTGCAAAATTTAGTTGTCGAACAATTTGATACAGAATTTAAACGTTACTTGCTTGAAAAAGGTGTTAACATTGACGTATCAATGTTTGATCTTAAATTTCAACCGCCGCAAAACTTTGCAAGTTATAGACAAGCAGAAATTGATAATGCTCGTGTTCCAACGTATACACAAATGGCAGCAATTCCATATATGTCAAACCGTTTTGCATTAAAACGTTTCTTAGGAATGACAGAAGAAGAGCTTGCAGAAAACGAGCGCCTATGGAAAGAAGAAAATGAAGAAAATCTTGCTCCTATTCCCGGTGATCCAGGAGCAGAGATGAGAGATGCAGGTATTAGCACCGCAGGTATTAGTGCAGACTTAGGCGGCATGGAAGATACAGCAGAAGACGGAGCAGCACCAGTTGCAGGTGAAGAAGCAGCACCGCCAGAAACTGCTACAGGCCAGCAAGTTGGCGGCGGAGCAAATACTGAACAAACGGTATAAATACAATATGATATTACGTGAGCTATTTTATTTTGACAAAGAAACAGTTGAGCCTGTAGACGATAAAAGCTACGAGGCTGAATTTGACGATTCTCCATTGGAGAAAACTGATACACGTAAAACTCGATTAACATTAAGCCAAATTAACAGAATCCGCAAAGCCTCTGAGCTACATACAGAAGAATCTAAAAAAGAACTTGAGTTCGTTAAACAGATGTACGGTATTGCAGCAAACACAGAAGCTGGCGGAGTATAATATTTGTCAAAAATAGCATTTGTACTAGGCAATGGCACTAGTAGAAAATCAATCAATCTTGAAAGTCTAAAAACAAAAGGAACTGTATACGGCTGTAATGCCATATATAGGGAATTTGATCCTGATTATTTAATTGCAGTTGATACTAAAATGATTTTAGAAATCAACAAAGCTGGATATCAACATAGTCACGTTGTTTGGACAAACAAAAATAAAGCATATGCACAGTTTACAGGGTTTAATTATTTTAATCCAAGTAAAGGGTGGAGCAGTGGCCCTACAGCATTAAATCTAGCAAGCGATCATAATAACACTGAATTGTATATATTAGGGTTTGACTATATTGGATTAGATGATAAAGTTAATAACATATATTCCGGAACTCAAAATTATAAAAAAGTAAACGAACGTGCAACTTTTCATGGGAACTGGCTTAAACAAACATTAATAGTATGCCAAAAAAATCCCAATAAGAGATATATAAGAGTAGTAAGTGATAATCCTTTTATTCCAAAAGAATTTTCAGTTTTAAACAATTTGTCGCATATTACTGTTGAAGAATTTAAAAAAATCTTCAACATTTTATAGTCTTTGCTTAAAACGGCTCGTTTTGAGCCTATATATACCCACTTTTCTTGTATATAAGTAAATACATTTGACAGCCTTACCATAGGTACAACATTTATTAGGAGAATGAAAAAATGGCAGATACAAATAAATTTGAGCAAATGCTCGAGCTTCTAATCAACGAAGATAAAGAAGCAGCACAAGAATTATTTCACGAGATTGTAGTTGAAAAATCTCGTAATATTTACGAATCACTTTTAGAAGACGAAGCTGATCTAGACGAAGAGTCAGACGATGAAGTTGAAGAGTCAGCTGAAGAAGATGATGAAGATGAAGTTGACGAAGCAACTGACGAAGAAGTTGACGAATCAGACGAAGACCTAGAAGAAGGTTTTGATCTAGATGAGTTTGAAGTAGAAGCTGATGACGAAGTAGGCGGCGACGCAACTGACGACATGATGGGCGACCTAGGCATGGACGACGAAGGCGGCGAAGGCGACGAAGGCGAAGGCGATGTTGAAGATCGTGTTGAAGACCTAGAAGATGCGCTAGAAGACCTAAAAGCAGAATTTGAAAAAATGATGGCTGGTGAAGAAGGCGAAGAAGAAGGCGAAGAAGAAGCTGAAGGCGACGACATGGACATGGACATGGGCGACGAAGAAGGCGAAGAAGCTGGTGAAGAAGAGCCAGAAGAAGAGTCATTCCAAGCAACAGTTACACCATTAACAGCAGGCGAGCAAATGCGCGAGTATGTTGAAAAAGTAGCACCAGCAAAAATGGGCGACAACGGCGCAAATGCTAAGTCAACTGTAGCTGGAAAAAACGATATGGGCGGCACAACTGCTAACTTACGTGGCGGTGAAAGCAAGTCTGAAGGAACTGCTGGCGGTTTAGCAAATAATAAACCACAAGCAATGAATACCAAGAACGTAAATGTTCCTGGTGCAAAAGCAGCCACTAAAATGTCTGCACAACCTGGTCACGGCGCTGAGAAAAAGGGCAAGCCAGAGCAAGCTGCTAACACTAAACCTGTTGTCGGCAAGTAAGTAAGGAAGTTTGAATGAAAAACTTACGAGAACACCTAAGTTTCGACCAAGCGAAAATAATCGTTGAGTCTGCTAACGAAGGTAAAGACCTGTATATGAAGGGTATTTGTATACAGGGCGGAGTACGTAACGCTAATCAGCGTGTGTATCCTGTAAATGAAATTGGCAGGGCTGTCAAAACACTCGGCGAGCAAATTGCAGGTGGATACAGTGTTCTCGGCGAAGTAGATCATCCAGAGGGACTTAATATTAACCTAGACCGTGTATCACACATGATTCAAGAATGTTGGATGGACGGTCCTAATGGTTACGGTAAACTAAAAATCTTACCAACACCGATGGGTAACCTAGTTCGCACTATGCTTGAAAGCGGTGTGAAACTAGGGGTCTCGTCACGTGGGTCAGGTAACGTATCAGAAGACGGAAGTGGAGAAGTTTCCGACTTTGAAATTATAACAGTGGACGTTGTGGCACAGCCTAGCGCCCCTGGAGCATATCCTACACCAATCTATGAACATTTAATGAATGCTCGTGGTGGTATGCAGGCGTATGAATTAGCACAGGCAACCAGAAACGACACTAAGGCACAAAAGTATCTCAAGGAATCGTTGATTAATATAATCAACAAGCTCCAATAAACTAGGAGAATGGTAATGATAGATGCACTGAAAACACTCTTTGAAAACGATGTAGTTTCATCTGAGATCAGAGCCGACATTGAACACGCATGGAATGCAAAGATTCAAGAAAACAAGATGCAGGCAACTGCTGAGTTACGTGAAGAATTTGCACAAAAGTATGAGCATGATAAATCAACTATGGTTGAAGCTATCGATGCACTTCTTTCTGAGCGTTTAGCAGAAGAAATTGCAGAGTTTGCGGAAGACCGCAAGCAACTAGCAGAAGCAAAAGCAAAATATGCTGTTGCAATGCGTGAAAATGCAAGTCTACTAAAGAATTTTGTTGTAGGTCAACTACAACAGGAAGTTCAAGATCTACATGCAGACAAGAAAGCAATGGCTGAAAATTATGCCAAGCTAGAAGAGTTTGTAGTAGAAGCTCTGTCAACGGAAATTGCAGAATTTAACGAAGACAAAAAAGATTTAGCAGAGACTAAGGTTCGCTTAGTTAGAGAAGCTAAATCACACTTCGCTAAAGTTAAAGCTAACTTTATCGAAAGAAGTGCTACGGCAGTATCTGAAATGGTAGGCAAATCACTGAAAGGTGAAATTGCTGCACTAAAAGAAGATATTGATACAGCACGTAGAAACGACTTTGGTCGTAAAATCTTTGAAGCATTTGCTTCTGAGTATGGTACTAGCTACTTAAATGAAAACTCAGAAACAGCTAAACTAATGCAAGTTTTATCACTAAAAGATAAGCAACTTGCAGAAGCTAAAGCATTTGCAGCAAAAGCAAAGCAACTTGCAGAATCAGCTACTGTTGAAAAACAGAAATTAGTTGAATCAGCAACACGCACAAATTTAATGAACGAACTGATTGCGCCATTGAGCAAAGATCAACGTGAAATTATGAAAGACTTACTGGAAACAACTCAAACTGCAAAGCTTCGCTCACAGTTTGCGAAGTACTTACCGACTGTTATCGAAGGTAGTGCAAGTCCAGCCAAGCGTAAGGCAGTATTATCAGAAGGCACAGAAATAACAGGCAATCGGACCCAACAAATGACACAAACTAAAGCAGACGCCGACTCAAATGTAGTCGATATTAAACGTCTTGCTGGATTAAATTAAGGAGATAATGATGTCAGAACTACTAGAATCACGCTGGGTAGACACCAAAACTGCTCTTCTTGAAGGCCTGCAAGGCAACAAGAAGTCTGTAATGGCTGCTACACTAGAAAACACTCGCAAGTATTTGTCTGAGAGTGCAACAGCAGGCGCAACATCTGCTGGTAACGTAGCAACACTTAACCGTGTTATCCTACCTGTTATCAGACGTGTGATGCCAACTGTTATTGCTAACGAACTAGTCGGCGTTCAGCCAATGACTGGCCCAGTTGGTCAAATCCACACATTGCGTGTTCGCTACAGCGACACACAAGCTGGTACAGGCGGCACAACCGCTGGTAACGAAGCACTAAGCCCGTTTGAAATTGCAGAATCATATTCTGGTGCTGCTGGAACTGGCAAACCTGCAAGTACTGCTGCTTTAGAAGGTGCCGCTGGTAACCGTCTAAGCATTCAGATCTTGAAGCAAACTGTTGAAGCAAAAACTCGCAAGCTATCAGCTCGCTGGACTTTTGAATCAGCACAAGATGCACAGTCAATGCACGGTATTGATGTTGAAGCAGAAATCATGGCAGCTCTTGCACAAGAGATCACTGCTGAGATCGACCAAGAAGTTCTAGCTAGCCTAGGTACACTTGCTGGTGCTGCTGTTTCAGAATACAACCAAGCAACTGTCTCTGGTACTGCTACTTTCGTTGGTGACGAGCATGCTGCACTAGCTGTTCTAATCAACCGTGAGTCAAACAAGATTGCACAGCGCACACGTCGTGGCGCAGGTAACTGGGCTGTTGTATCGCCATTCGCGTTAACAATCCTACAATCTGCAACTACTTCAGCGTTTGCACGTACTACAGAAGGTACTTTTGAAGCACCAACTAACACTAAGATGGTTGGTACATTGAACAATGCTATGAAAGTTTATGTTAACACATACGCTTCAGACGCAACTGACGTTCTAATCGGCTACAAAGGCGCAAGCGAATCAGATGCAGCGGCATTCTACTGCCCATACATCCCGCTAATGAGCTCAGGTGTTGTACTAGACCCAGCAACATTCGAACCAACTGTGTCATTCATGACACGTTATGGTTATGTTGAGTTGAACAACACAGCATCGTCACTTGGCAATGCTGCTGATTACCTAAGCAAAGTTGGTATGACTAACTACGGTAACGTATCATTCCAGTAAACACTTACTGAAATATAAAATAGGCCCTCCGGGGCCTATTTTTATGACTTGAGTTTCGTAATAGTTAGAAAGTGATAAATACTTATGTCGTAAATCGTGCTATCATATGATAGACTTATGCAGAACTGACCTACTGCGTAGACCTAGAACGTTTTAAAGGAGAAAACAAATGGGACGTCCACTAAAGAAAGATGTACTTGGCACAGACGCAATTGGTACACCACTAAGCACAGCAACTGGTATTCGTGTAGAAGCATACACTGATCAAGCATACACTGATGCAACATATAACACAACAACAAACTTTGCTTACATTGTTAAGCAACGCGGCGCAAAAACTTTTGTAGTTGCAAACCAGGATGGCGACTTAGGTACTTGTATATTACAAGCTACAGTTCCAACCGCAGAAGGCCAAATGCGCATCAATGGATATGTAGATGGTAATGGATCGGCACCTACTCCGATTAGAAAAATTACTAAGCGTGTAGCAACTGACTTTAATAATAACCGTTACACTTGGGCATTAGAAAACGATAGTTCAAGCGATTATATTGTTCTAACAGCAATTTAATAAACA